GGTAAGTACTGTTATCAGCGGATAACGGGAACTTACGAAACAGTGTTGGTGATACCCGCCTGGGAAGGTAGGTAAATCCGGAAAAACCAGACGTGCCGCTTAACAAAAACGATGCGTTTCAAAAAGTACAAAAACGACGCGTACAAGAAAAACGGTGAGCGCGGTCCTATTCAGCATGATCAAAGCCCACCGTTTTTCTTTCACTTGAACCCTCTTTAAATGGCTTTAAAATATCATTTAAAAGCCATTGCAGATTCAAAATAATTTCCTATCTTTATGCAATTGTTAGGCTGCTATACCTGACACCTCATCCGGCTTCGTGTACAGCATCATGTCTGTATATTTAGCTTGATAGTTTACGCTTGCACTAAACTCCACTTTCCTGCATTCCTTGAATGGGCTGCCGACAAATGGGTTTCGGTCCATCCAGTCGCACAGTTCTAAAATGGAGGACTTGTTCGAGGTGAAGTACACGAACGAATGCCCTTTCAGAACGGTTAGTACATCCAGATAGTCAGCCAGACGCCAGAACATCTTGTAAGTACCCACCTCGGTGGAGAGGTACGGCGGATCAACCAGGAACACCACACCCGGAACATCTTTGTAACGTTTGAATACTTCCTTGTAGTCTTCGCTGGTTATAGTCAGTCCTTCCAGATAATCCTTTGCTTCGGGATAGTCTGTCTGCCGAATCCTATTGTAGATGGCTTCTTTCTTCATTCCTTCCAAACTGGTCACATATTTCATGGCGAACAACAAGGATGCGGAAACCGTGATATAATCCACGTAACCGTGCTCTTTTTCTTCCCTCTCAATACGAGCAAACATTTTATCGCGAACCTCCCCGGTTATACGTTTGTTTCTGGGTTCCCCTTCAGCTATCCGACGCAAATCGGATAACAGCACATTGGTGGCCGGGATATTTACAAGTCGGCAGCGGTAGTTGTCGAAGTCATTATACACAACGGTGGCATCAGGCCTGACACATTTGGTAATATGTGACAGCAGGCCCGAGCCGCCAAACAAGTCCACAAACACGGTGCTGTCCGGGAACTGTCCCAGCACCTTGATAAATTCCCTCGCAAACATGCGTTTCTGCCCCACGAAAGGAAGCGGGGCGGACAAATACATCTTTCTCATTTCATTCTGCTTTAAAACGGCCGCAAAGGTCCACAGAATAAACGAAAAACAGCGGGAAACATGAACTGTTCCCGCTGCAAGACATATACAGCAAACTACACGTTCAACCCGAAGCGGACCGTCTCGTCACCGGCGATCAGCGCACGGGTGCCCGGGATATTATTCTCGTAGATATGTACATTGCCCAGATAGAGAGTGATCGACTTCAAGGGAAGTTCTATCTGCCGCGCCATCAGGTACAGGTGGTAAATATCGGAAGGTAGCCCGAGGTTTGCGTCACTGCTGCGCTGGTAGGCGGACAGAACCAGTTCACCGCCATCTAACTGGAACTGTACCAGACTCAAACAGGGTGCCTGGTTGCTCTCGGCACCGGTTTCGCCCAGAAAAAGCACGTAGTTCTTGCTGTTGCGCCTCTCCCGGTTAATTTTCGCTATCAACGGAGGCAGCTTCTCGAAATAGGTCGGGTAACTGTTCACCAGGATGGAGCCGCAATAGTCCCACCAGTTGATGCCGGCCTCCCGGTACTTCTCCACGTTGCGCTCACCCTGCATAAATAACTGCAACTCGCTGCGGAGCTTCTTGCGGGCGATATTATGCCCCTCGAATATGTCAAGCAGGTCCGCCGGTGTCAGTGACAGCTGCTCGTTCAGAAGGTATTGTATATTTCCCTTCTTGTTGGTCTGTGTTTTTCCCGTGGCAAGAATCTTGTCCAGGATACGGTAATACTTGTTCATAGCCATTTCCTCCTTCTAAATTTGAAACACCCTAAAGATAAGGGGAAACGGCACTCCCTACGACATAAAACAACCCGTTCACACTGCAAGCGTCTTGCAGTCGCTCTGGAATCGTTTCACCAAGGCATAAACCTTACGTTCGCTCACCGAATACTTTTCGGACAATACGGCCACAGCATACGAGACTTTTTCACCTTGATCGAGTAGGCGGGTATAGTCCGCGTACAGGTCGATATACCGGGCATCTTCCAGACGGATGCCGGCCGCCTGAAGCCTTTTCAACAGCTCCCGGTTAAAGTTTAATATCTCAATCACTTTCATACAACAAAAAAATTATATCTTTGCATCGCCAATCATTTTTTAGACAACAAAAAAAACGTCAAACCGTGACAGAGGGTATTTGCCCCCGGTCGCGCGGTTTGGCGTTTCATGTTTATAAAAGTGATTGGCGTTACTTTTTAACAGGCCGGGGGCTTTTTTCTTATCCTCCCCCGAAGGATTTATTCCACCCGGTACTTCTCCGGATCAAAAGCGTCTTTCTTCCTCCAGCCGTCAGACAGCGTGTCCTGAACATGCTTCATGGCTTTCGTGTAGAAATCGGTCAGTTCCTCCAGTGTGACGAACTCCCGATATTGGGGAACCTCATCCGTACCGAACTTGAATGTCACGGGAAGCGTAGCACCACCAGTCTGTACGGCCAGATCATACGCTGCCTTATAATTGAACTGGTTTTCACTTGACAGCCATACCGGCATACCTTCATAGAGAAAACCGGAAAGTATCTCACGGTCAATTTGCTCATTACACCAGTCTGTAATGACGGACTTTATAGTATCCATGTGAGGTCTGCCGACAAAGCCTTCCTCCATGTAGGAGGCGGATCCGTCCTCACGTTCCTGTACATCCCAGCGGATGCGCCATCTGTTGCGTGCCGGGCTCACGCACTCGATCAGTTTTATCCCGGATGTTCCTTCTACCCGTTTCATGTAAATATGTATTTAGTTCGACCCTTGCCGAAGGTTTCCGTCTTGATGGTGGTCTCGAACGGGAAGCCGTCGGGCATATCCTTCACTTGCAAGAGGATGTTCTTCATCTCCTCGCTGTTGGTAAAGAACTTTTTCGGTTCACCGTTCATCTCAATGGCCACGATACAGCGGTCCTCGCCCTGTTCGGTCTTGATGCCCGTCTCGAAGTCCTTCACCACAATCGGTAAGTTCACCAGCTCCCGGATGCTTACCACCACCCCGGGAAAACGTTTCTTGCCGTCCTC